ATCATTATCTTCTCCACCCCATACAGCAACAGCTTCTAAATCAGCGAATTCGTTTTTAATAATTGTTTTATAGTCATCAGGTGTCACAGCTCTGTTCTGTGATATATGAGCAAGAGGTGCATTAAACTTAATTGCTTCTAATGTTTCTCTTGCGGCACCACCAACAGCTTTAGTCACAAGTGTGATAGTCTCATCACTATTACCATTAAGTGAATCAGTCATAGTAAATGTAGTAGCACCATTTACATCTACACCCGATGCAATTGCTGCATATTCAATTGTGATTGTATTACCATTACCTGGTCTCTTACCAATAATGTTATCACCAAATTTTACTTCATAATATCCATCTCTTCCTTCTTCTAAGAAGTATACCTCTGATGTGCCATCTAATGTGACCATATTTGTATTAAGAGAATAAACTTTAGATGCACTTGTAGCAGAAGAATCTATTACAGTAACTTTAATCGAAGCAGTATTTACATTATTAATAGGAATGAGATATTGTTCAAATGTATTATCCTGATATGTATATGATATATCTGCTAATGTTCCCTGCTCTATTTTTATATTTGAGAATTTCCAACCATCGGTTTCATTATAGTTAATCGTTGTAGTGTCTGAAGCAAACATGGGGTAATTAACCCCATCAATAGTAGTATTAAATGCTGTACCTCTTGCCAAAGTTAATGGCAATGGTGTATTACTACCATCATGATTCCATAATGGTGTAGCATTTCCTTTTGCCATAGTCATATCAATATAGGCAACGGATGGTGAAATAGATCTTGGAGTATAGCCTAATAGTTTGGCGTGTGATACAACAGAAGATCTCAATTGAGATGTATCAAGAAATGTTTCATTCAAAGCGAAGTTAGCATTCATTGAGTTGATATGAGTTACATATGCTAGCACATCAATGATTGTGCTCATCGCAGACCCCTCATAGTTGTAATCGTTGAAGGTTGTATCAGTTGCCTTCATGTATGCGACTAGATTTGCTTTTATATTATCAAAGTCTAATTCACTTGCTGAAATTCTGCGTTCTATTGCCATTATCGTAATCTCTCTATTGAGGTTGAGATATCTAACACTTCATTACTAGATCTTACTCTCCCGGTTACTGTTATTGTTACTTCGTTTTCATCGGCTCTTGCCTGTATATTTGTATTAAGCACTTCTATTCTTGGTTCATAATTAGCTAAAGCCATATTAACTGAAGTCGACATTTGTGCTGCTGTTATATTTGTCATATTCTCAAATAGATATGATCTTAAGTTTGCACCAAATCCAAAATTAAATGGACGCTCACCATGATTAGTACGAAGTATATTTAAAACACTTTGTTTAATCGATTCATTATTCTTTTTTATTGAAACGTCATTTGTGTTAGGATTTTGCTTAAAAGTAAAATCTACATCTTTGTACGTTTCTTGTCGTGCTATCTGTGCCATATATCTTATTTATACTAGTTAGGTGGATCAGAAGGATTAATTCCATCATGGAGATGAGTATGAGTATTCAAATTAATTGTAGTATTATCGGTATTAGTTTGTAATGTTTCAGTCACATTTACATTTCCATCCATTGTTATAGTTGGTGCTTTTAATGTCATATCGCCAGTACTATTAAGAGCTGTCGTACCACCAACCGCTGCACTCATATTACCTGCCACAGCAATATCAGCATTACCACTTACTATAACACGTACATCACCATATACTTCAAGAGTGTCATGACCTACAACTAACTGATAATTATCTCTTACAATTCTTTCTGTCTTGGAACCATTCGGTCCTATCTCATATTGAGTACCACTCTTATGTCTTTCCATAATACGTTCAGCACTTGGAGTATCATCATATTCTTTTACATGACCACTCTCTGTTTCCATAACATTATTATATGGATAAACAGGTGCGTATCCGCTTGATGGTTGATATGAACCAAGTTCTTCATCTGCATTAGGATCAGCTTCAGCTCTTACTCTTACATTGTTATCTTCTGTTCCATCAGTCTTTGTAGGTAAAGTTCCCATGACCATAAATTCTTGCATGGATTTATCCATACACATGCCTACTACTAATGTACCAACCAATAAGTTTACTGAAGATCCTATACCGCTTTTAGCTGGAGTATTTCCTGGCATCATAACCATACTCCATGGAAGATCTGCGGTGTCTATATTATCATGAAGTCCGTATACATTAACCTTTACCCTACCTAATTTTTCAGGATCATTAATATCAACAACTGTTCCAAATTTAATTATGTTATATGCCATTATTCTCTCACTAGTCCTAAAGATTGATGATAATTATATTCTCCACCTTTTTGTATAAAGTCATGTTGTATATGTTTAACTAACCATTTGCCATCATGTCGTTCCGTGCCTTGTTCTATATTACCACTTACTTGACATTCAACTGTCATTCCAACTCCTAAACCAGGCAATGCTGTCATTCCAGTTATATCCATCATAGTATTAAATGCTCTTACTGTAGTATTAATAATTGTGCCTGATGCTACATCACCCCTATTAGCTAATACACTTTTTATATTCTCATCATATAATTTATCGCTTAGCTTAAATTTTGTTTTAGGTACTGATGTTACTTCTTTTGTGGTATTCTCTGTCTTCTTTGTTTCATCTAAATTAATTTCATTAATTGCTTCACCAAATAATCCATCTTCTATTTTATCCATAAAATCCATACTATATTCTTTCATTACAAAATTCTGAGCTGTGCCTAATACTGCCATAGGATTTATTTGAACTTCTCTCATATCTGCTATACTCTGTTTAATAACAACAGGAGCTCCGTTACTATCAATAAATGCATTATCAACCATGTCATATAAAGAAGTTAACCGCACGGTATTTTCATCAACCAGTCTTTCATACATAAATATACCAGACTGATCTAGGCAATACGCATTTGCTACAAGGGTTTTAAAACAATCTCTTGCAGCAATATTTGGTGCAATGTATCTACCAGACGTTGCCGTTTTTGAATCAACAGCAAGTGTATTTTCATCTGCACTTACATCTGCAAATATTTTAGCAATAATTTCAGCGGATGTTCCATTATATACTGAATTTACAGTATTAGCAAAGTTAGGTACATGTATAGATTTTAAATGAATAGTATAATTCTTTTTTTCTGTATCTAATTTCATATCAGTTATTCCATTCATATAAAAGCTTGCTGTATATGCTTGGTTTAAATATGAAAAACTGATGTCAACACCAGCTAATTCTGTACCTATAAAATTATCAAAGAAGTTCGTTGAATCTTGAACACTAATTTGTCCTTGCATCATACCGAATATACTTTCATATAAAGTTAATCCATTAACAAATCCGCTAATGTCTACTTTACGTACTTCAATTTTTATATTATCTAGATTAAGCATTATTCATCACTTTCATAAATTGATTAGATACTACTGTCATATGTTCAGGCTTAATTACTTTTATTTGCCTGTTTTGTTCTGTTACAGCCGACTCATAATCGATGTATGTATATGCAGTAGTTCCAGCCTCTCTACGTTTTACCCATGCTCCAGTTGAATCATCAACATGATGATGAGGTGCATAAGCTTGTGACTTAATAAAATTACAAGATACTGAATCTGAAGAACTAAGACCTTGTATGGTTTCACCGGTCTCAGTAAATGTACCACTTGTCTTTTCTATAACAATATAACCCATATTAACATGGATCTCTTTTACTATACCTAATGCACCAGATACAGAACCTTGAACACTTTCTCCTAGTGTAAATTTATCTACTAATGAATCATCAGTATCTGCAGCTTTATATTGATATTTATTTGTACAGTATTCTATTAATTGGCTAGAACTCATCGGCCAATCATCCCATATATTTTTTATTTGTGGATTAAGTAATAAGAATGTCCAATGAAAATCTGATGAACCATATAATCGTTGGCTTAAGTTGTCTGGTCTTTCACCATCTACAACTTCTACTGTTTGATAGTAACCTGCATTATTAATAAGCTTATCAGATACTTTAGCTCTAGCTGTTAAATTTTTTAATATATCTTCATTACCAGATCCATCTATGTCTATTATTGCGTTTTTTATATTTCTAAAATACATATTTAATACCCTGCCTTAACGTCATCTCTGTATAATGGATTAAGTTCTTTAAGTGTTACTGTTAAATTAATTTCTACTGGTGAATTATTTTTTCTAAAAAATGAAGAATTATTTGGGTTATATGTAACACCAACATTCTCTACAACAACAGGAGGTAATTGAATCATGTCTTTTGAACCATGGAATGATACTATGCAATGGTCAGGAACAGTAATTGTAACCTGATCATTTTTTATGGCATGCATAGACTCTCTAAAGAATTTAATAAGCCCTGCTGCTTGATCTGATTCTTGTTCTGAATCAGGTAAGATAACCCAGTTAAAAGTAAATGATCTTAATGGTGTTGAACTATAAGCTGCAAATTCGTTTTTATTTAATAGTGCACCGGTAGATCTTTGCATTTCAGTTGCAATAATATCACCAACACCATAACCAGCTAAAGCACCTAACATCGCACCGCCACCTAATTTTGACATGGCAGCACCATATACTGAAATAGCTTGTTGGCTTGCTAACACTGCTTTATTATTAAAAGCACGTCCACCGCCACCCTCAACCATCTCATTTAGACCTGCAGCAAATTGTCTTGTATCATCGTTATATGTTATGCCATCAGATATTTCAATTCCAGTTGGCATATATAAACAAATAGAACCTGTATATGTTCTTCTTACTGGAGTTGTATAAGCTTCGATTAATCCCTTTGCAGCATCAATTCCTTTCTGTGCTTTTTCACGATTTACTAATGTTGAATTTGCACCACCAGCATTTTCCATGATCGCGTTTTCTCTAGTTGTTCCACGACCGCCAACATTATTTTGATCTAATATTGTAGCAGCAGTGCCTATTACCGCAGCTGAATTACTTTTAAGAAATCCCGCAGTCCAATTAAATCCTTTTTTACCAGCCTGTGCATAATTAAAACCGGTGTTTTTATTTGGAGTACCATCAACTTTCATAAACTCAAACATCATGAATGGCTCATTAGTCAATTGAGAAATATTATCCATCCGTTTTTTAGCGTATTCAGAATCTTCGTGACTATTAAAATTTATATCATCTTGATAGGTATCACTACCAACTGTTGATGGGTATTTCCAGTGCTGAAAACCGTCCTTATCATGGCTGGCTCTTGCACCCATTTCGAAATCTTGGAATGGCATATTTGTTCCTTATGTTTGTATATAGTTATTTATAACGATTTGTATAAATAGTTGTATGAAAAAAACATATTCTGGATCATGGAAACCTAAAAACCTTCACAAATACAAAGGTGATCCCAACTCAATACGTTATCGCTCAATGTGGGAGCGTAATACATTTAGATATTTAGATACTAAAGCTGATTGGGTTAAATGGTGGAACTCTGAAGAAACCGTAATAGGTTATATATGTGCAACCGATAATAAACCTCACAGATATTATATGGATCTCACTATACGAACTACGAGTGGTCGTACGATTTTAGTTGAGATTAAACCATCAGCACAAACCCGGCCGCCTAAGCGTAAGAAACTTAACGAGGCATTAACATATATGAAGAATACATCTAAATGGAAGTATGCTCAGAAGTTTTGTGAGGAACGTGGTTATGAGTTTCAGATATGGACTGAGAAAGAATTAGAGGCAATGGGTATCAAAACAATGTCATTAGGATTCAAAGCCAGCAAAACAAAGACTGGTAAAAGAATATGGAAAACACTCAAGAAAAGAGTATAAATATAAACATGGATGAAGAAGATCAAAGTGAAGGCAAGCTAGAACTATCTCTAAGAATATT